GTCCACGACCTCCATGGCCTGGGACCAGATGATCGGGACATGGGCCATGATCGACTCCCTGCTGGGTGGCACCAAGTCCATGCGGGAAGCGGGCGCCACCTACATGCCTCAGCACACCGAAGAAAGCGATAGCAACTTCAATGATCGGGTAGGGGTCAACGTCCTGTTCAATGCCCTGGAGCTGACCCTCGACCATTTCGTCGGTCGTCCATTCAGCGATCCGGTGCGGCTGAACAACGATGTGCCCGACGACATCACGGAGCACGCCAAGAACATCGACCTGCAAGGAAACGACATCACAACCTTCTGCCGGGACTGGTTCCGGTGTGGGCTGGCAAAAGGTTTCTGTCACGTGTTGGTGGACATGCCATCCATGAACGAGGAGGCTGTGCCTCTCACTTTAGCCGATGACCGAGAAGCCGGTCGCCGTCCGTTTTGGGTGCGCATCGAACCCGAGAACATGATCTTTGCCGAGGCGGACATCATCATTGATCCTCAGTCCGGTGAGCTGCGCGAGTGGTTCACCCACGTCCGACTGCGGGAGAACATCGTTCAGCGGGTGGGCTTTGCCGAGATCATCCGCGAGCGTATCCGGATTATCGAGCCCGGGTTCTTCCAGGTGTGGGAACGAGTGAAGCCCAAGGGCAAGAAAGAGCAGTGGATGATGATCGAGTTCGGTGAGACCGGTATCGACTTCGTGCCTATTGTCACCTTCTACTCCAACCGGCAGGGCTTCATGATGTCAAAGCCACCGCTGGAGGACTTGGCTCACTTGAACATTCGACACTGGCAGTCCATGAGCGACCAGATCAACATCCTGACTGTGGTGCGGTTCCCAATGCTGGCCGTGTCCGGTGCCACCGAACAGTCCGGAACATCCATGGCTATTGGTCCCCGCCAGCTCCTCATGACCAAGGACCCCAACGGGAAGTTCTACTACGTGGAGCACAAGGGCGACAGCATCGAAGCCGGTTGGAAGGAGCTGGAGAAGCTCGAAGATGACATGGAGGCATATGGCGCCACCTTCCTCAAGAAGGCCCCGGGCAACGAGACGGCTACGGGCCGGGCACTGGATAGCGCCGAGAGCGTGACCCCGCTCCAAGACATGGTGAACCGCTTTATTGACAGCGTGCAGAACGCTCTCCGCATCCACGCCACATGGCTCGGCCAAGATGAAGGCGGGACTGTGACCATCCTGAACGACTTTGGTCCGGAAGAGGCTGACAAGTTCGGCATCGACCTTCTCAAGTCCCTCCGCGCGGACAAGGATATCAGCCGCAAGGCAGCCGTCAAGGAGGCTATGCGTCTCGGTGTCCTGGTGGACGACTACGATATCGACGAGGACTTCAAGCAGCTTCAGCTTGAGGACAAGGAACTCAAGCCGCTCCAGCCACAGGTTCCGGGTACGTTTGATCCGACTGTTCCAGACGGTGCCCCGGGGTCCAACTCCCCGAACGCGACGAAGCCGGATAAGTCCGGTACCCCGAAGCAAGATAAAGGAAAAGGTAAGTAGCCATGGACCTTCTCAGCATGTTGCAGACGGCTAGGGTGCAGGACACCGATGGCGACGAACTCGGTGACGTGCTGGCAATTCAGATCATGGGTGGACAGCTCGTGATCACGGTCATGACCGAAGACGAAGAGGAAGAGGGCGACGACGGTGGTGGAGAAGAAATCACCCCCGAGGAAAAGGTCGGGTTGAAATTGGTTCAACCCCTCAAGAAAGAAGCAACAGGAGGTAGCAATGGCTAAGCATCCACCACCGAAGAAGGCGAAACCCCGAACGATCAAACCTCGAACTACGGTCAAGCCGAGGAGAGGCAAGAGGAAAGGTAAGGGCAAATGAACACCAATCTGACATTCATAGAGAATTACGTTTGGTCCAATCTCGGTTGGGTCTTCTGTGAAATCTCTTTCAAGTGCCCTGAGTGGCTGTGGCGTGTGCTTGGGGCCTGGGCCAACACCCTCGGCAACCGGTTCTATTGCCTTGCCTACGACCGCACAGACGCTTTGAGACTAGGAGGCGGCACAGGGCCGTTCTGACCATGGGACAAGAAGTAGCAGTCGTACCAAAGGAGAAGACCACGGTGATGATCGCTCGCAGGCGGCGCCGGGCGTTTCTTCTCGCTCTGGCTCAGACCGGCGGGCGGGTAGCGGAGGCTGCTAAAGCTGCTGGGTACCAAGACACGTCTGCCGTCCAGAAGTTCCGACGCGAGAATGAGGAGTTTGCTGAGGAGTGGGAGCAAGCTGTTGAAGCTGGTACCGACATGCTGGTGGACGAAGTTGTCCGCCGTGCGATAGACGGTGTGCACGAGCCTCAGTATTACAAGGGCGAGGTTGTCGGCTACACTCTCAAATTCTCCGATGCCCTTCTGATGTTCCAGATTCGGGCTCGACGACCTGAACAGTACCGAGAGACCGCCCGTGGTGGTGAGATCAACATGAACTTTGGTATCGCCGTGCTGCCAATGACGGCACCGGACGATACGGAGTGGCAGAACCGGGCGTTGCTGATGCACGACAAGCAGACGCCTATCGTACTGGAAGCCAAGCCGGTGGAAAACCAGATGGCGAAAATCGCAAGAGGAGATTGATTATGAGTAGGTCCCTGATCAACTGCAAGCACATCCCCGGCTGGGTTAAGCCGGTTCTTCTAGCCGTAGCTAACGGCAAGAACGACAAGAACGCGGCCCAAATGGCGGGGGTGAGTACCCGGGACGTGATCGCCCGTCTTGAAAAGGACCCGGCGTTCAAGACCCAGTACGAGGAAGCTGCCGAGCAAGGTGCAAGGCGGAAGATGCGTGGAGTGATTTAACCGATAACAAGGAGACACCCTATGGTGAAACTCGGTAAGCGGATAACAATGACTTTGGTTGGAGGTTTTGGCCTCCTGTTCGTCCTTGCCTGCGCCGTTGCCCCCGTGGCAACTCAGCCGGGCGCCGAGACTTTCCGAGTCCTTATCGGGGCTCCCGTCGCGGGTGACAACATTCGCACCAGTGCCTATTGTGTCGGCGTGGACGAAGCATTCATGAAAAGATTTACCGGGATGCTCACGCAGTACGGCACCCGTGGGTACTGGGACTTCATTGAGCAGAAGGGTGCTCCGTGTTTCGACAGGCGGATGAACCGGCGGGAGACCAAGCCGGTCAGAGCTATCCTCTTGGAGAGGCTGTGGGAGTTCGACCTGTTTGAGGGAAGCCGCTACGTGATGTGGAAGATTAAGGACGAGGCTGGGACGATTGCCTACACCTGGACGAAGATCGAAGGCCAGGAAACTTGACAAGACCGCCCCGGTGGGGTAAAACGAGAACGTCCGGCGCGATGCCGGATGCGCAACGACTGGTTTACTCGGCGTGAGGCCGGGTAGGCGGAAAGTTTTTGCCACTCCATGAAGAGGAGATGACATCATGGATTTCGATTTTGAGAAGAACGGTACCGTCGCGGACATAAACGAAGTTCCCGAGAAGTACCAAGGTCTGTACGCCGAAGGTTCCGGTGACGATGCCGGGAAGCACTCGCTGACGGATGCTGCCAAGTCAATCGTGGCTGATTACGTCGGCGTGAGCAAGACCCTCTCGGGTGTACGGCTCGACAAGAAGAAGACCGGAGACGAAAGCGCGGAACGTCGGATTGCTCTCAAGGCAGTCGATGAATTCGCAGCGTCAATCGGCCTGGATGTTGGTGACGATGGCATCGTGGTCGCTCTCAAGACGTTCGTGGATGACCTCCAGGGACAAGTTAAGGGCGGCAAGGAGATCAAGATCAACCTGGACAAGGTGCAGGCCGAGGCCGACAAGCGTGTCTCCACTGTCACCGAGACCAAGGATGCAGAGTTGAAAGCCATGCAAGGCGCTTTGCACAAGCATCTGATTTCCGATGCGGCTTCCCGTGCTCTCGCGGAGCACAAAGGTTCCATGGACTTGCTGCTGCCCCACGTGGAGAAAGCGTGCAGGGTGGTTCGCAATCCGGATACCGGTGATTACGCAGTTACCGTTCTGGACGACCAGGGTGATTCCCGGTTCGACAGTGCCGGTGCTCTGATGGGTGTCACTGGGCTCGTTGCCGAGATGAAGACCCAAGAGAAGTTCGAACGGGCCTTCGACAGTGAGACCAAGGCTGGCACAGGCGCCAAGCCGGGGTCCATGAGTAGGTCAGTTCTCAAGCCCGGTCAGCAGGACCGTGAACTTTCTCCGGTGGAGAAAATTAAGCTTGGACTCTCCAAGGGTCAGGCAAAAGACGGACGTGGAGGTACGGTGGCGTAGGGGTGACTTGACAAGTCTTTTCACTTCTGCAACACTACCTCATGATTTACGGTGTGATGTCTTCGCAGGTGCGAAACCTCCGGAGACGGTCACGAGGTTATAACGGGACGCGAGGTCTCGCCTCATGCCGGTTTTGGTTCAACCAATAACGGATTCAAACAGGAGGGTATAACCCATGGCATCCGTAACTCTGGCCGAAAGTGCCAAGCTTGGTCTCCCCGAGCTGGTTGCAGGTGTGATCGAGAGTATCATCACCGTCAACCGAATGTTCGAAGTGCTGCCGTTCGACGGTATCGACGGTAACGCGCTCAAGTACAACCGTGAGGCCCTGTTGGGTCCTGTGGCGACGGTCGGCGTTGGTGACACCGATGGTGTGATCGGCTCCGGTGCGTCTGGCGGTTCCAACCTGACCGAGCGTCAGAAGGCTAAGGACGCTGCGACCTTCACCGAGGTAACCGCATCCCTGACGACCATCATGGGTGACGCCGAAGTGAACGGCCTCATTCAGGCAACCCGCTCCAGCGACGGTAACGACCAGACCGAAGTGCAAATTGCCTCCAAGGCGAAGAGCGCCGGTCGGAAGTACCAGGACATGTTTGTGAACGGTGACGGCACCAACGAGACCTTCCCTGGCCTCCTGGCGCTGGTAGCCACTGCACAGACGGTTGCTGCAACGGGCGCCAACGGTGACTCCCTGTCCTTCGCCAAGATGGACGAGATCACCGACCTCGTGGTGGACAAGGACGGCGACGTTGACTACTACGCAATGCACAAGCGCACCATCCGATCCTTCAAGGCTCTGTTGCGTGCTCTCGGTGGCGCCGGTATCAACGAGGTTCTGGAACTGCCATCCGGCAAGACCGTTCCCGTTTACAACGGTACCCCAATCTTCCGTAACGACTACCTGCCGATTGACCAGACGGTTGGTTCCAACACCACTTCAACGACCTTCTTCTGCGGTACATTCGATGAAGGCGGTCGCCAACACGGTGTTGCGGGCCTGACGGCTGCCATGGCGGCGGGTGTTGTGATTGAGGATGTGGGAACCCACTTCGAGAAGGACGAGCGTGTGTGGCGTGTCAAGTGGTACGCTGGGCTGGCTCTGTTCTCCGAGTTGGGCCTCGCCGCTGCTTCCGGTATCACCGACTAAGGATTGATTGAGGGGGTCCTAACCGGCCCCCCTTCATTCCTTTCTCTCAAACCACAGGAGATACCTATGCCCAATTACCTTGTAGAACTTCCAGCAGGCACTCCCGTCAGCAACATGAGTGACGGGACAGTCCGCATGGTCGTCTTCGCTGCCGATGAAGCAGGTGCTCGCCGGGCTGCCGAGGGTCGTCATGACGGCGATGGTAACGCCCTTTGGGCCACCCTCGCAACTGTAACCGAACTCGTTATCGGTACCGATTTGGTTGATGCCGGTGACGTGGCTGCTT